TTCTGTCGGCAATATATCGAATGTATTTTTTAACATCTTCGCTATTTAGGCCTTCCATTTCACCCATATTGAACGCAAGATCAATGAATTTATCTTCCAACTCAACCATTTTTTCAGCGATAGTGTAAATAGATGATTTAAGTTCATCATTCCAAATCTCGGTGTTCTCGTGGATATAGGTCTTAAACAACTTCATCATAGATTCAGAGTGCATAGTGTTTCCTGTGACAGAAATCTTATTATTTGATCTGATGAAAAATGATTTTCCAGGAACAGCCAAGCAATAAAAATTCTTAGGTTCATGCTCCAGTTTAGTTTTACTGATTGCTGATGTTTCACATTCAATAAACTTATTATCAACAATAACACCCCCAGCAATGTTTGCTAGAGTTTGAAATGCACGTTCAATACTATTTTTCATTAGAATTCCTTTGTTTAATTGTTCTGCCCATACGCCAACCTGTTGGTATGTCATCATTGCGTTTTATTACTTTAGAAATTTGATCATTTGTAATCCAAACTCTATCATGTTTCTGTATCATGCCACGAAAATATCCCTCTGGAGGAATATCCCAACTTTTTATTTTTAGATTACTTATTCCATTATTATAACAAACATCACCTTTTATTTTTTCAGAAATTTTATCTTTTGATTCTTGTGTGTGTGTTGTAAATTTTTGCACATCGTCTCCGCGACCCTGCTTCCAACCCTCTGGTATAATATCACCCACTCTAGACAATATAGTGTTTATTCCGTTAGTTATCCACACATTACATCCAATTCTATTCTTGCTTGCCATCCTCATATTTTCGAGCGAAACACCTTCGTGAATTCTACCACGATTATCTGGTTGTATTCTTGCGTATTTCATTCTAGCTATTGCACGTTTCAATTTATCGCCGACATATACATTAGAACCATTCAGTATCTTTGTTTGTCTAACCTTTTCAGTTATCACACTTTTCATTTCTTGAGAATAACCCGCCATAGTATTTCCGCCTGTACCACCAACAGATAGGTTATAATTGTTATTCATTTTACAAAAGGCCTCAGTAACAATTTCTCTCTCTTTATTTCTAGCTAAAATCAAGTCATCATATATGAATAGCGTTTCCCTGACAAAATTCTGTTGACCATATTTTTTAATTGATGTGTTCAGCAGAATACCTGAACCAAGATATCCATCAAACTCAAAACCCTCTTGTTTATGGATGCCTATATAAATTTTATTATTAGTTAAATTTGTCGTTTTATATACAATATAGTTCATCATACCTCCTTACCGTTACTTGGACTATAGTATTTAGTAAAAATAATAGTTTAGGTCACTAAATTTAAGTAATATTCTACAGCTTCTTTAGCCCACATTGAAGAAACATGAGGCATTTTATCATATAACCATGTTTCGTCTAAATCTCCAGCAATTATCATTTCTATAGATAATTTATCCTCAGCTGTTAAATAATCATCTCCAATAACTTTATTTCCAGAAACAATAAGTGTTGCGTTATCTGGACAATCCAAGGCCTTTACTTCACCAACAGTTCCATCATCATTCATAATAATCATTCTATGATTTGGTGATACATGCTGATGGATTGTATCCGACTCAAACACGAATGACGAATCTCTAATTACATGTTGAATCTTGCTTGGATTTACAAAGGATGTTTCTTTTGTGGACATATCATATTGAATAATTTTATCAGACAAACACAATAGTTCAATTGGAATCCAACCACTCTCAGATAATACTTCTGTTCCTTCGATTACCGCTTCATCAACAATCGACCATGTAATAATTTGACCCATGCCTTTCATTTTACCTGTTCTTGGAAAATTCAACAACATAATGAATGAGGAGAACAACTGCATACCTTCAGTGAAGGCACTAAACACAGCAATATGTCGCGCTGTATTCTCCTTAGTGCCATTCTTACCTGAAATGTTCATTACATAATCGTGTTTGTTTTTCATCTCCTGATACTGCATAAACTCATTGTATGTTTTATCAGGCAATCCTAGTGTCTCAATCAAATGTGAATATGCGGCAATGTGTAGTGCTTCTCTTGCAGCAAAACCCATTAACATCATTCGCACTTCAGGCTGTGGAAAATATGGCAGATAATTCTTTACATAACCGCCTGCAACATCGATATCACCTTGTGTGAAAAATCTAAAAATGTTTGTAAGAAAATATTTCTCAGCTTGAGATAGTCTATTCTTCCAATCTTTCACATCTTCTGCCATTGGTACTTCAGTATGCAACCAATGGGATTGTTCGTGTTTTAACCATGCATCGTAGCACCAACCATACCGAAAGGGCTTAAAGTAAGTTCTTTCATCTGTTAATTTTAATTGATTATGTAATTTTTCCATATTTTTTACCTTTTTTAATCATCCTTTTTCTCATACATTACTGTGTTTGTGTCGCCAAGAGCCCATTTAGAATCAGTTTCTACTGACCATCGTTTAGTGGCTACTCTAAAATCTGACATCTTCAATTCTTTTGGATTACTACTTGGTTCTAATATTAATATACGGTTGTTTGGTTGTGTTGCAAACTGACCGTTATCTAACTTAACAAAATTATATGATTTGTGGTCTTCGATATCTTCACTAAAACCAGTATCAAGTATATTGAAATCGGGATGAGCTGAATCAACTGTGAACATATACTCACCATATGCCCAGCCATCAGATTTTAATTTAACTTTACATTTCATTGACTGTAACTGTGCTTTTTTAATAACAGTTATATCATATGATAAACAATCCCACAATTGCAAATAATCTAAAGGTAGAGGTTCACCAACAATGGGCTTCCAACAAAATGCATGTAATGGTAATTTATCATACAATGCGCCATAGTTGTTTAGATATGCTTCAATACGAAATGCTTGTCCTCTTAGTGATTTAATACTCACCCACCAACAAGATTCAAGTTCTCCATGACCTTTTTGAAAGTCATAGAGGAACTCTTTACGAACAAAGCATCTTACCGGAGGAAGATTAGCGACAATGTGTGCCATTATATTCTTTTTCTTTTATAATTTCAATGTGGGAATTATTCACAGGCCAAACATCCTTCTTCTGTAGAAGCAAGTGCCTTCAAATTCAATTCTTCGATGATATGTCGTTCAATTTTCTTTGATACTTTATCTGCCTTGGCCAACTTCTCACTTCTGCAATAATATAATGTTTTCAAACCTTTTTTCCAGGCCATAAAGTGTACTGCATGTAGATATTTAATGTTTACATCTGGCCGAAAGAAGAGGTTAATGGATTGCGCTTGGTCAATGAAACTTTGTCTGTGAGCTGCATGGTCCACAACCCATCTTTGGTCAATCTCCATACTAGTTTTGAACACTTCTCTTGTGGACTCCTCAAGAAACTCCAAATGTTGTACCGATCCGTCATTAGCAATAACACTTGACCAGATTTCGTTATAGTCGATTGTGGCATTGTCTTCACACTTCTCCTTTATAATTTTATCCAACCATTTGTTTTTGTTTAAGTGCGAACCAGAAATGGTGTCCTGTCTATACGCATTGGCTCGATACGGTTCAACACTAGGTGAAGTGTTACCCATAAGAATACTAGAACTAGCATTAGGAGCAATCGCTTGGCAATGCGAAAACCTACGACCCGTACCTTTGGCATCTGGTGCTTCACCTCTTTCACTACCCAATTGAATATTAGCTTCATCTAATTTTTCTTTAATGTGCTTAAAGATTCTGATGTTTGCTGATGTGGCAAGCGCTGACTCCCAAATAATTGCATTACGCTGTAGGTAAGCATGAAACCCAAGAGCGCCAATCCCAATGCTACGCTCCCGTTGAGCAGAAAATTTTGCTCTGGAAATAGAATCTGGAGCATTATCAATAAAATACTGTAACACATTATCAAGCATTTCTGCAACATCTCTGAGAAAGAGTTTGTCGTTTTTCCACTCATCATAATACTCCAAGTTCAATGACGATAAACAGCAAACAGCAGTTCTTTGTTTATCAGTCGGTAATATAATTTCAGAACAATTGTGTACTAAAATATTATTGGCATAAAAGTTATGATTATCATCAACTGTAATATCATACACATCTTCTTTCACATTCAAATAACTAATTTTTATTGCCATATTTTCTTCCTTTATACCACCCATCACCGGGGTGTGTTTTTGATTGTTTGACCGTTCTTAATATATCGTTACTGTACCACATTTTGCCAATATTAGCATCAGATAGAGATTTCTTATGATCCGATGACTTAAATCTACTCAACCTATCTAATTCCTCAACAGGCAGATTCAGCTCACTAGATAAACCAATCTTGAAACTGTTTTGATAATTGGAAAATCTATTCTTAGAAAAAGACTTAGGTATACCATCATATTTATTTCTCAGTTTTTCTAGCATATTTCTATAAGTAAAATCTTCTTTTTTTGTGTATGTATTAAAAATTAAAACACATTGCTCTAATATAAAATCATCGGAATATCCAGACCATCTACCGTTTAATTCCTTTGTAGAATTAAGTGTTACTTTTGATAGCCAATCATCATATTTTTCATCAGGAACTATCCACCCACCACAACCTCCAGGTTTTGCATTATAACCATGAACCATAGTGTTGTATTCGTTAATCGTTTCTTCTTCAATCCTTCTACAATCTTGAATACATAGATCATCAAATAATATTTCTTTACTGAATGAAATTTCTCCGTATTTTCTTATAGCTGAGTGAAATCTAAATGGACTTCCATTTTTAGCAGATGAGCAATGTGAATCCCATCGTTCATTTAGAGTTCTTTTTGTCATTCCAATGTATTTTTTACCATTAATGGTGTTTGTTATGCAATAGACTATCATTTTATTCCTTTAGTAAGTAGATATATCTATTTATAATTTTAGATTTTTCTACTTACTAAGTGTATCAAAGAATATCTAAGATATCGTCTTCTTTAAGTTCTTTTGCCATTACATAACCACGATTTTTAGTGTAAATTTTATGTTCTGGTGTGCATTTGATGCTTTTACCAGATTCTTCATCTTCAATAAGAATTAATTGTGAATTACGAGCAGTCAATGCGGCGTTTGTAATTTGACTATATTCTACAATTCCACTATTTAAGTTTTTGGATTCAACTTTAATAGCTTCACCTTCATTAAACAATGTAATAATTTCATCAAGTCTAATTGATTTCTTGTCGTTGTCGATGATAACAGCTACTAAATTATCACCAGTAAGACAAAGATTTGATTGCCTAATTTTTAGACCAAGGTCTTTTTGAAACTGAGGCATCATTCTATTGCTAGTATCTATGAAGTGTAGATACGGTTCGCCTGTGTGCATACGAATCTCTAAGATTTGTTGCCACAAATGTTTTGCTGATATTGTATCTTTAACTTCATCGGTATGTGGGTCTTTTAATTCCCATGTATCATCAGCATTTTTATCCAACATACACTTTTCAATCAAGTGCATAAAATCATCGGTGATATTGATGCCGTGATGTAGATTGAGTGTTCGCATATTGGGATCACCCGTTGGTTTTCTCATCTCTAAAAAGATAAGGATATCGGGATGAGAGATATCAAGATAAGCGGCATAAGAACCACGGCGAGTGCGACCTTGACGATATGCGAGGCTTGATGCATCATATGTTCGAAGATGAGGCATAACACCAACAGACTTATCATCGGTGCTACGAATACCAATTCCAATTCCTACTCCACCACCCAACATGGATAACCAATTTACTTCCGACAAACAATTGACAAGACCTTCTGATGAATCATCAAGATAAGGCAAAAAACAATTATGCACAATCATTTTAGATTTACCCACAACAAAAGTGTGGGTGTTGGCAACTTGTATATCAAAAACTTTTTCTGTTTTGACAACTTTTTTAAGCGAAAAATTCATTTTATCTCCAAATTAAGGTAGAAAACATATAAATAACAACATAAGGAGAACTTAGATGAATATTTATGAAATACTAAAAACTAAATCAAACAACGAACACTATCTAAAAAGATATGTGAACTTTATAAATTCTTGCAGAAAACACAATCAAGAACATTTTAATGTATACACCGAAAAACATCATATTTGCCCCAAATCTAAAGATATGTTTCCAGAATATAAAAACTTAAAAGAACATCCTTGGAATGAATGTAAACTAACATATAGACAACACATTATAGCTCATTTTTTTCTTTATAAATGTGTCAACACACAATCACAATTATTGGCATTATTATACACTTCAGGACAATTTCATACAAAAAAATTAAATCTAAAATCCATAAACCCTAAAATCATAGAAAAAATTAAAAAAGAACTTTCTGAAAAACGAAAAGGTGTTTTTACAAGAGGATATGACATTGAAGGCAAACCACTTGTAAAAGACTCAACTAAAAAAATACTGTCAGAAAAGAAAAAACAATTTTATAAAAATTTAGAAAATCGCAAAAAACAATCAGAAGCTTGTAAAGGTACCACTGGAAGAAAATCTGAAAAATATTCTATTGCTGCAAAAAATAGAACTGCCGAACACACTAAGAATATTTCCAATGGTGTTAAAAAATATTACGATTCTCTAACGGAACTTGATAGGAAAAGAATTAACTCTGGAATTTACATAACCCCTTTTGGAAATTTCACAACACTAAAAACTATTTATAGAAATTATTGCTTGAACAATCAAAAATTATTTTCCATCCATAATGTTAAGAATAATCCACACTTAAACACATCAGTAGTAGGCAAAACTCCAGCTGAATTGGGATTTTATTTCATATCGAAGAATGACCCAACAATCTCACAATATTATGACGGTCTGAATCAAGTTCGTCAACCCGAACCCAATCATCCTCTTTCGTTAGAATTAAATGATTACCTGTCACAACAAAAATTTCTCCCATAAATTCCAATTCGTAAATGTCATCAGACTCTTGTGCCTGAATAACCTCTACATCATTGTATGTTCCATCATC